GTCCAAGAGGAACGTCAACAGTACGCCCAGCTTCTCACGGCACTCTCCGGTCAGTTGCAGTCGCTGCAACCTGCGGAGCCCGACTGGGAGACACTCTACCGCGAAGATCCTCTGGAGTATGTACGCCAGAAAGATCTCTATCGTGAGCGGCAGGAAAAGTTGGTCGCGGCTCAGTCCGAGATGCAACGCATCCAACAGTTGCAAGCGATGGAACAGCAGCAGGCTTTAGGTGGCTATCTCCAAGAACAATTTGGAAAGCTAGTTGAAGCATTGCCGCAGTGGAAAAATCCCGAAGTCCGTGAAGCTGAACGCGCGAAAATCCGTGAGTACGGAACCCGCCTTGGCTTTTCTGATGAGGAACTTTCTCAAGCGTACGATCATCGCGCAGTATTGGCTTTGTACAAAGCCATGAAGTTCGACGAGATGATGTCTAACAAACCTAAACCGGCAGCAGCACAACCGGGTGCGCCCAAAGCTGTTCCGGCAGGTGGTCAGGCAAACGTCGTTCCAAAGCGCGCTGCCACTGAAGTCACTCGCGCGAAACAGCGTCTCGCCAAAACAGGCCGCGTGCAAGATGCCGCGTCCATCTTTGAAACCCTGCTCTGAAGGAGGCCGTAATGGCTCAGCCTACCAACCTCGTTGATCGGTACGATGCGTACCGTTCGGTCCGTGAAGATCTCGCGGACGTTATCTACAACATCTCTCCCGAAGAAACGCCGTTCATGTCGAACGTCGGTCGTGAGACGGTGAAAAATACTTACTTCGAACACCAGACGGACGCTCTCGCCGCTGCTTCGACCACGAACGCCGTGATCGAAGGCGACGATGCTTCGGCTGATTCGCTCGCAATGACGAACCGCGTTGCTAACTACACGCAGATTTCGCGTAAGGTTATCGCCACGTCGGGCACCGTCGAAGCCGTGAACGAAGCAGGCAAGCGTTCGGAAATGGCCTATCAGCTCGCTAAGGCTTCTTCGGAACTGAAGCGCGACATGGAAGCCACCCTGCTCTGCAACCAAGCAGCGACACAGGGCAACTCCACGACTGCTCGCACGACTGCTGGCCTTCCGGCTTGGCTCCGCACCAACACGAACTTCGGTTCGGGCGGCGCGAACCCGACGATGTCTTCGACCAACGACGGTTATCCGAACGCTGGTCGTACCGACGGCACGCAGCGCACTTTCACTGAAACGATCCTCAAGGACGTTATCAAGAAAGTGTGGACTGAAGGCGGTTCGCCGAAGATCCTCATGGTCGGTCCGCACAACAAGACTGTTGTGTCCGGCTTTGCTGGCATCGGCGCTACCCGCTTCAACGTGCAGGGTGCCAAGCCGTCGGTCATCATCGGCGCTGCTGACATCTACGTGTCGGATTTCGGCAACGTGTCGGTTGTTGCGAACCGCTTCCAGCGTGAGCGTGACGCTTTCATCCTCGACCCCGAATACGCAGCAGTTGCGTATCTCCGTAACTTCCGCACGGAGACGCTTGCTAAGACGGGCGACAGCGAGAAGCGCATGATCCTCGTGGAATACGGCCTCAAGGTGAAAACCGAAAAGGCCCACGGTATTGCGGCTGACTTGACCACGTCGTAATCTCTGGGAGGGGCGGCATGAGCCGCCCCTTCTTCCTAAAGAGGACACAATGGTAGATCGTAGGCTACTAAGCTATGACCCCTACACGGGGATAAAACGGACATTCGAGTACGATCATTCGGATGACACGTTTTCGATCATCACGGAACAAGACTGGGATGACATCGGTGAAGCCAACCAGCAGGCGCGCAATGACGCGCCAACGCGCTGGGGTGATATGGCAAAGGTCGCGTCGATCCCACTGACCGTCTACTACGACCTCATCAAAAAAGGCATCTTGAACGATCAGGCCGCTTTGAAAAAGTGGCTCAACGACCCGGAAAACCAAGTCTTCCGCACACGCGGGGGCACGGTATGAAGGTCTGTATAGCTCTTCCTTGCCGGGACATGGTGAACACTGGGTTTGCCTATGATCTGGCCCGCCTATCCGCCTATTGGTCTAGCCAGCACCTCCCCAACGGGGACGAGTTGATGTTCCTGACCAGCATGGGCACTCTCATCGCCAATCAGCGCGAAGAACTGGCCGAACAGGCCATTGTGAACGGTGCTGATTGGATCTTGTGGCTCGACACGGACATGCGTTTCCCAAAAGACACGCTAGACCGTCTTTTGGCCCATGACGTGCCCATCGTGGCCGCAAACTACGCCACCCGGCGCATCCCGGTTAAAACCGTTGCGTTCGACTTCATCGAAAGCAAGTGGGAATGTGTGTACACCAAGCCGGAGGACACCGGACTGCGCGAGGTAGTCGCGGTAGGAATGGGCGTTTTCCTTGTGCGGGCAGATGTGCTAAAGTCCATGCCTAAGCCGTGGTTCCACATCGGTTATTCGCTCAAGAGCGGGAACTTCAGCGGCGAAGACATTCATTTTTGTAAGCAGGCGCGCATCTACGGTAACAAGATCCTGATCGACCAAGATCTCTCTAAAGAGGTCAAGCATATTGGGATTTTCGAGTATACTCACGACCATGCTGAAGCCTGCCTAGAGGACGTGTAATGGCCCTAGCGACCTATTCGGACCTTCAAGCGTCCATCGCAGACTGGCTGAACCGGGCTGACCTAACAACGGTCGTGCCTGATTTCATTGCTTTGTCCGAAGCCCGGTTCAACCGGGAATTGCGTGTGGCGCAGATGGTCAAGGTCGCCACTGCAACGGTGTCGGACGGGTACTTCGCTGTGCCCGCCGACCATCTCCAGACCATTTCACTCCGTCTTACTTCGCCCACGAACTATCATGGCAAGTGCGAGTTTGTTTCCATCCAGCGGCTGAACGAACTCAATGGCAACCCTAATCTCTCGAATACCTCGCGCTACTATTCCATTGTTGACGGCAATTTCCGCTTGGCTCCGCAGCCGAACGGCGAAGTCACATTGGAACTGACCTATTACGGCAAGATCCCTGCGCTTTCTGGCGGCAATCCAACTAACTGGCTGCTGACTAAATCGCCGGACCTATACTTGTACACGTCGCTGATGCAGGCCGCTCCTTACCTCAAAGATGACGAGCGCGTTGGGCTATGGGCCACGGCGATGGGCCAAGCGATGGAAGCCATGCAACTTGAAGCTGAACGGGCGCAGTTCCCAGAAGGCAAACTTAACGCGACCCGGAGGACATTCGGATGAGTTCGTTCAGCGATTATCTTGAGAACAAAGTTCTCGCCCACGTTTTCGGTGGCACTGCTTACACCGCACCTGCGACATTGTATATCGCACTCTACACTGTGGCTCCCACGGACACAGGCGGCGGCACTGAAGTATCTGGTGGTTCATACGCACGTCAGACCTGCGCGTTCACTGTTTCTGGCAACCTCGCCACGAACACCTCTGCGGTCGAATGGCCGGTTGCTACGGGCACATGGGGTACGGTCGTGGCAGTCGGTGTGTTCGACGCGCTGACATCCGGCAACTTGCTGGCTTACGGTAACCTCGCTTCCAGCAAAACAATTTCATCGGGCGACGTTTTCCGCATCCCGACCGGCGACCTCGACATCACGCTCACCTAATAGGCGGGCCGCATGGCAATCTCTCTCAAGCATCTTTTCCAGTCTGCCAAAACAGACGGCCCGGACAACACGATTGTCCAGCCGTCTGACTGGAACGATGAACACGTCTTGACCCAAGCGACCAATCGGTTGCTGGGGCGCACGACTGCGGGTACTGGTGCGACGGAAGAGATTGCTCCCGGCACGGGCATCACTTTGTCTGCGGGCACACTGTCTGCGGACGTGACATCGGTCGCGGGTCGCACGGGCGCAGTCACGCTTTCGACGGCGGACATCTCGGGTCTGACCACGGGCTACGTGCAGAAAACGTCTGCGACGGGGTCCGCTTATTTGCCTGCGGGCACGACCGGCCAACGCGAAGGTTCCCCCGCTGCGGGCTATATCCGGTACAACACAACTACCGGGAAATTTGAAGGCTACGGCTCTGCATGGGGCAATATTGGCGGCGGCGCTGCGATTGGTGACACGCCTCCCGCAAACCCCGGTGCTGGCGATCTGTGGTGGAACTCCGCCGATGGCCGCATGTACGTCTACTATACGGACGCGAACTCGTCGCAGTGGGTCGATCTTAGCGCGGGCGGTGCTGGTCAGTATCTGCCGCTGACGGGTGGCACTGTAACGGGCAATGTGACAGTCACTGGATATGCGACTATTGGAACAAGCACTAACAATGTGTTTGATAACGTAGCTTCAGCTAGGTCTTTAATTGTCCAAAGCAGCAGTTCCGCTACTACTCCCGGATCAAGCACAAATTCACTTACCATTTGCAATAGCGATACGACTACAAACAATGTATCGCAAATTAATTTTGCAGCTATTACAGGTGCAAGTACAAATCAGTATTCATCGGCATGGATTGCTGCGATCCACGGCGCGCGAGTAAATGGGCAGTATCCAGCAGGGCAGTTAGCTTTTGCAACGTCTACTTCTACGAACAATGCGCCATCTGAAAAAATGCGGATTGATTCGAGTGGTAACGTGTTGGTGGGGACAACTTCAACACCCACAAGCATGACTAATGCCGTTGTTGCACAATCGACCGCAAAAGCGTGGATCAAACTAACAGATAATGGTTCTACGGTAACAACAAATGCTTCCTTCAACATTTCTAGTGTTACAAGAAATGCAACTGGCAGCTACACACTTAATTTTACGGCGGCTTTATCCAGCACTAATTACTGCGTAGTAGGTGGTGGAGGATGTAATTCTACGTCTTTGCGCGCTATTTCTGTTCCTTGGAACACAAGCGGACCGGCAACAACTTATACTCCCATTCAGTTGGTTGCGGCTGATGGCGTTCTAGGGGCGGCAACGCAATACCTATGCGCCGCTATATTCAGCGCGAGTTATTAAAGGATGAGTGCGGTGGACAGCGTAATTGTGTGGTCAAACGAAAATGGGGCAGTGTCCGTTTGCTATCCAACTGGAGAACTTCCAGTCGATCAGGTATTGGAAAAAGACTGCCCGCCAGAAGCTATTATTTGTCAACGCAAACAGCCTTCCACAAAATCAAGGTATTTTTTTTGAGGCTTGGGAACTAATTGATAATTCTGTAAAAGTTAATCTTAATAAAGCGAAAACTATTGCTCACAATATACGGAGAGCAAGACGCGCTGAAGAGTTCGCCCCTCTTGACAAAATTATTGCCGCGCAAATTCCCGGGAACGATTTCGCGCAGGCGGAAGTGCAGCGTCAAATTATCCGCGATAAATACTCGCTTATTCAGCAACAAATCGACGACGCTCAAACACCTGACGAAATCATACAAGCGATAGGAGGCGAATGATGGCATTTGATTTCCCTTCGTCTCCCACAACGGGTCAGACGTATAGCGTCACAGGCGGTCCCACTTACGTTTACAACGGGACCGCTTGGGTCGTTCTTACTCCCGGCAACCAGTTTAACCGCACTGTTTTTACAGCAACGGCTGGTCAGACCACGTTCACAATGAACTACGTTGTCGGTGCGATTGATGTGTACCGCAACGGCGTGAAGCTGGCTCCGGCTGACTTCACGGCCACCAATGGTACATCAATCGTGTTGGCGAATGGCTGCACGGTTGGTGATACCGTTGAGGTCATTAGCTACCCGATGATTACATACAGTGACGCTGTAAAGCGCACTGGTGACACCATGACGGGTGCGTTGGCTGTTCCCTCTCTGACGGTTAACTCTGTGCCTGTGCTGGCTGGTCCGGCTTTTAATGTTTATACTACGGCGAATACCACCTTTTCATCTAGCACATTTACAAAAGTGACATTTCCGACTGAAGAGTTTGATACGAACAACAACTTCGACACGGCTACAGGCCGCTTCACTCCAACAGTTGCTGGGTATTATCAAATCAACGCTGGTGTTTACGTTTATTCAAACGCTGGAACAACATCGTTGCGAAGTATAAGTCTTTATAAAAACGGAGGCGCGTATAAACGCGGTACTTTCCTTGTCACAACACCACCACGCGAGACGATGTTAACGTATTCTAGCTTGGTGTACTGTAATGGAACCACTGATTATCTTGAAATATACGTTTATGATAATGGTACTTCACCGCAGATTTATGGTGGTGGTGTAAGCGTACTAGTTTGGTTTGATGGTCATTTAGCGAGGCCCGTGTGATGACTTTATTTGAAAAAATAATGGCTATTTACCCGCAGCTTGGCCCGAAAGACTTTGTTGAGACTATTTTGTTGCAAAACGACTCAGATGGCCGTGGCGACTACATCGCTGAGTGGAACCATCCGACCTTAGCGAAACCTACTGATGAACAGCTTGCGTCTATGGGAGATGCAGAATGAATTACACTATCACTCTCTCTGAGGCCGAAGATAAGGCTCTCAGCTACGTCGCCTACTCACAGCAAGATTGGATCGACAATGCGGTCCACGAACGCTGCCGCATTGCTATCGACGAGATCGTGAAGATTTGCGTCGAGAAGTGCTTGGAGACAGGCACGCCTATTCCCGGCTCCAAGGACGAAATGGTCGAACTGGCCTTCCAAAAAGGCTGGGTTGTTCCGGCAAAAGACCGTCCTACACCCGCTCCGCCCACGGAGGGCTAAATGACTAACGCAGTCAATCTGGCTTCGGCAGCGGGTACTGGGTTCGCGTTCCGCAATCGCATTATTAATGGTGGGTTTGACGTATGGCAACGAGCTACGTCTCACTCAGCTATTGGTTATGGTTCCGCTGATAGATGGCAAGTGTTTACGAGTAGCACATCGCTAGCGCGTAGCACGGACGTTCCAACAGGTTTCATTTATAGCTGTCTCATGACAGGAACGAGCGTAACAAACGCTCAGTTTTCTCAACGCATTGAAGCATTGAACTGCGCTGATCTTGTTGGTCAGCCAATTACTGTTTCATTCTGGGCAAAATCAACAAGCGGATCGTCACAGCTTGGTGTAATTCTTTATTCCGCAAACGCAACAGACAACTTTTCTGGTGTTACTGTAATTAATTCGCAGTTATACACATTAACATCAACTTGGACGCGCTACAGTGTAACTTTAACAACTTCTGCGCCAGCAGCAGCCGCAAACGGCGTACAAGTATTGTTCTATAGAAACGGGACAGAAAGTTCGACAACCTTTATTACCGGCGTTCAACTCGAAGTTGGTTCCGTAGCTACCCCATTCGAGCGTCGCCTTTATGGGCAGGAGTTGGCGTTGTGCCAACGGTATTACACTAGCTCAGGTGGCTTCACTGAGTACCATGTCGTTCCTGCTCCAAACGCGACATTCTTGGGTGTTTATCGTATTGATATGCCCGTACCAATGCGAACTGATCCAACCCTTACTCCAAGCTATTCTGCTAGCAACGCAATCAGCGCGTATGGATGGTATACAATGAACCGTAACTATTCTGTTCATTATATTACCGCGTCTGTATCTACAAACGCCTACATGTTCTTTACTTGGACTGCGAGCGCGGAGTTGTAAGAATGTACTCTAATGCCAAATATGTGCAGCCGCCGTTCTTCCCAGAACCTAACTGTATCCAAGTTGACATTAACGGTATCACATCGTTCGTCCCCCTCGACCCAGACAACACGGACTACCAGAACATTATGAAGCTGGTGGAAGACGGCGAGTTGACCATCGCTCCTGCGGAGGAACCGACTGAATAATGGCAATGGATGTCGCCTTCCAACCGGGCGCATTTGAACTTGATGCGTTCCAGATTTATACGGTGGTGGAAGCTTCCGCCGCCGTTAATGGCGCGTCCACTGTCTCCGTAGATGCCGTTCGCGTCCTCGACGCAATGGCCGAAAGCAATGCCTTCTCCAACGTGACTTCAGCGGGGCAGATCGTCTACCTTGGATCGTCGGCCATTGCGGGCGCATCCGCCCTTTCCGTCAGCGGGCACATCATCTATCTCGACAGCGCCGCCATCCTCGGCCAGTCCAGCGTTGCCGCATCTGGCCTAGCAGTGTATATTTCTTCTGCTGCCATCAATGGCGCGTCCAGCCTTTCGTCCGCTGGGCAGATTGTTTACATCGGCCAGTCGGCCATCGCGGCCATTTCTGCGTTGTCCGTCAATGGCCGGAAGCTTTGGGAAGATGACGTTCCCTTCGCGGAAACATGGACCCTCAGTCCCGCTGCCGCTGAGACATGGACCACATCGACCCCTGCCTCCGGGACTTGGTCTACCACCTCCCCGGCTTCTGATATTTGGACCACCACCTCGCCCGCGAGCGAGATCTGGCAACAGGTGAACTAAGATGCCCGATTCATATACCCCAAATTTCAACCTGACCAAGCCGGAAGTGGGTGCCTCGACGGACACTTGGGGCACGAAGCTCAACGCCGATTTGGACATCCTTGACAGTTTGGTTGCCCCAAAGGCCTCCCCCGCCTTCACCGGCACGCCGACTGCCCCAACTGCTGCGGGCGGTACTAACACCACGCAGATTGCCACTACGGCTTTCGTAGCGGCGGCAATCGGTGCCATCGTCACAATCCCGTCCGGTGTCATCACCATGTGGTCGGGTTCGGAAGCGTCTATCCCGTCGGGGTGGCTGCTTTGCAACGGCACTAGCGGTACGCCAGACCTCCGCAATCGGTTCATCGTCGGTGCGGGTACAGGTTCGTCCTACGCTGTAGGGAATACGGGCGGTGCGAACACAGTCACCCTGTCCACCAGCGAGATCCCGTCCCACACCCACTCGTTCTCCGGCACGACCGGGGCAATGAACTCAAACGCTTCTCACTCGCACTCGGTCAATGATCCGGGCCATTCGCATAGTTACACTAGAGTGAATAATTCGTTTAGTGCCGGATTTGGTGAAGCGGGCGCTTATACTGACACAACTAGCGCAACCACTGGCGGATCTGGCACTGGTATCAGCATCAATGCCACTAACACTGACCATACGCACAACTTCTCCGGTACGACTGGCGCGGCTGGTTCTACCGGCGCGCACGAAAACCGTCCTCCATACTACGCGCTCTGCTACATTATGAAGGCGTGATGTTCACCGAACCGAAATGGCTCACTACCGCCCGCCGATTAATCGGGACCAATGAGCAGGCAGGCAAGTCCAGCAATCCAGTCATTCTCGGCTGGGCTGCTGCAATGTCTCCGTGGGTCAAGGATTTCTACACCGACGATGATATCCCGTGGTGTGGGCTGTACGTAGGATACTGCTTGCAAACAAACGGGATTAGCCCACCAAAGGATCTTCTTGCCGCGCGTGCCTATGCTAAATGGGGCGAAGATTGCCCCACCGCCGTCCCCGGCACGGTGCTAGTTTTTTCCCGCAACGGCGGCGGGCATGTTGGGTTTTATGTTGCTGAAGACGAGCATCATTTTCATGTGCTAGGCGGCAACCAAGATAACTCCGTGAATGTGACGCGGATTGCCAAGTACACGTTGCATCGGAAAACGCTGGCCCGAAAACCAAAGCAAACCGTGGTTCGGGAAACCAGTCTGGCGTTCCGCGTCTGGCCCGGTTTCTACAAACGAGGCGTAAATGGCTCTCTTTCCAGTCAAACTGCCACCGGGTGTCGTGCGTGGGGCAACACCGTACGAGAACCCGGATCGTTGGTGGGATGTCAATCTAATCCGTTGGCGGCAAGGTGTGCTTGAGCCAGTCGGCGGATGGGCGCGTATTAGCTCATCCCCAATGGAAACCACGGTGCGTGCGCTGCATGTCTGGAAAGACAATAACAATACTGAACGTCTTTTGGTCGGGCAGGATGATCGACTGAAGGCGCTGGTTGACGGCACGTATTACGATGTCTCTCCACCGAACCTCGTCCCGCTTTATGACGCAGGTGGTGTCGGTTATGGCGTGAATGATTACAACGAAGAAGATTACGGCAATGCGCGCTCAACGCCATCCCTTCTTTGGCAAGCTGTCCCCGGAATGTGGTCTTTCACCAACTGGGGTGAGGATGTCCTTTGCTTGGACAACATTGACGGTCGCGTCCTCTACTACGACGTAAGCACACCGACAGAAGATGTCCATCAGGTCGGCAAAGGGTTGATTTCTTCTGTCTCACGCACTTCTAATACATCTACGATCACCGTCTCCCACCACCATGATTTTACGGCGGGGCGCACCATCGTCATCGCTGGGACAACGGCGGACGGTGGTTCGTTCAATGGTACGTTCACTATCGCCTCCACGCCCACGCCGACTACGTTCACCTACGCACAAGGTGGCGCAGGTAACGTCGCAACGACGGCAAACACTGGCACAGCAACATTAAGCAATGTCATCGGTAATGCCGTGGCGGTTTTGACCACGCCGGAGAGGCATGTGATTGCCATCGGCGCGGACAATAACTCGCGTCGTATCGCT